CGTAATGCAGGTATGTCACCAGAAAAAGTTAGTGATAAGCCATTAGCACCAAGAATGGATATGGAAAAACATATGAAAGCATTAGGTGCAATGGACGATGATCCAAGTATTCCAGGCAAAGATGATGTACCAGGAGACATGGACCTAAAAGCAGGTATAGTTAGCAGAGGATTAAAAGGGGCGGGTTTAGATGCAGTCGATAAAATGACTGGCGGCGTAGGATCAGACCTTGCGGCAGACGGTGCAGGAGCACTTGCTAATATGGTAGTACCAGGATCAAGTGCTATTGTTAAACCAATAGTAAAAAAAGTAGTGGCACCAGTAGTAGGAGCAACAATGATGGGCGACGATGCTGAAAACGACGATACTAGAGTTGAAGGCGATTACGCTAATTCACCAGACGAAGAATATTCACCAGCATCAGACGTTATTAAAAGCGGAAATGATCTTAACAAATCTAAAAAATCTTATCCAAAAGTAGCAGGCGGCGATAACCCAAGAGCATTAGCAGATAAAATTAAAGAAGAATTAAGTGCTTTATACACAGAGTACAAAGGGCAAGATGTTGTTAAAGAAGGTGTCAAAGACATGATTCAGGATGTAGAAGAAGGCATGAGCAAAGCAAAATTTGAAAAAGAATATCCGGGTCAAGACTACGACAAGATCAAACAAGAGATTAAAGATAAAGCTAAGGAGAATAACTAATGGCTGGTGTAACTAGAGTAAACGGATCAGGACTATCAACAGCAGGAAATGTTTTTAGCAATGGTCACGTATTTGCTTTTAAAATTTTAGTTAAAATTGCAAACGGTACAGCAGTTGATCTAAGAGCAGAAGATGATGCTATTGACGAAGTAGTAGAAGCAATTTGCAAAGAAATTAATCCTTTAATTTATCATACTACGAACGACAACAGTGGTACACTGACTGTAGTATGTGATACATTTGATGGAGCGGCAGGCTTACAAGCACGTATTAGAACAATTGGTACAGCGGCAAACTATCCAACAAGCACAGTAACAGCAGTTGGACCTAACAACATTGATGTAAGCGGTACATTAGTTACTCAAGCGGCAACATTAGTAGCCACATAATATAATATAAAATTACTTTTACTCAAGTAAGACTCAAATAGGACCTTCGGGTCCTATTTTTTTGAGTAAATACTATACAATGGCAAATAAAAGTTTAGATGGCGTATTAACCAAAAAGGCTAATACAAGAGATGCATATACAAATGAACAGATCAATGATCTGATGCTTTGTACTGATAAGGACAAGGGTTACTTACACTTTGCAAGTAACTTTGCATACATTCAACATCCTGTAAAAGGAAAGTTGTTGTTTGATCCTTACAAGTACCAAGTAGGATTGATGCAAAGTTATCACAATCATCGTTTTAACGTAAACATGTTACCAAGACAAACAGGTAAGACAACTTGTGCGGCTGTGTACCTTGCCTGGTACGCAATGTTTCATCCAGACCAAACTATTCTTATTGCGGCACACAAATATACAGGTGCCCAAGAAATTATGCAACGTATTAGATACGTTTACGAAATGTGTCCTGATCATATTAGAGCAGGTGTTACAAACTACAACAAAGGTTCAATTGAATTTGAAAACGGAAGTAGAATTGTAAGTGCTACTACAACAGGAAACACAGGACGTGGTATGTCCATATCATTATTATACTGTGATGAGTTTGCGTTTGTGCAACCTACTATTGCAGATGAATTTTGGACTTCAATATCTCCTACACTTGCAACAGGTGGTCGTGCTATTCTTACAAGTACGCCTAACTCAGACGAAGATACTTTTGCTACTATATGGAAAGAAAGTCAAAACAAATTTGACGAACATGGTAATGAAAGTGAAGTAGGTATAAATGGATTTCATGGGTTTACTGTCAAGTGGGAAGAACACCCAGACAGAGACGAAGAATGGAAGAAAACAGAAATTGGTCGTATTGGTGAAGAAAGATTTAGACGTGAGTATGGTTGTGAATTCTTAGTATTTGACGAAACACTTATTAATAGTATTAAGTTAGCAGGCATGCCTGGTATAGAGCCAATTGAGAATATAGGCCAAACACGTTGGTATAAAAAACTTGAACGTGATCAAACATATTGTATTAGTTTAGATCCAAGTATGGGTACTGGTGGAGACTATGCCGCTATTGAAGTATTTGAATTACCAAGTTATAAACAAGTTGCAGAGTGGAGACATAATACTACACCCATTCCAGGACAAATTAGAGTTTTAAAAGATATATGCGATTACATTAATGCTGAATGTAAAGCCCCGGGTGCAAACAACATCTATTGGAGTATTGAAAATAATACTATTGGTGAAGCGGCGTTATTAGTTATTGGTGACGTAGGGGAAGAGAATATACCAGGACTATTTGTAAGTGAACCAATACGTAAAGGACATATTAGAAAGTTCCGTAAAGGATTTAACACTACACATAGAAGTAAAATTAGTGCTTGTTCAAAGTTCAAGACGATGGTCGAGAATGACAAAATGCAGATAAACAGTAAAGCATTGATATCAGAGATGAAAGGGTTTGTAGCATCAGGAACAAGTTATAAAGCAAAGCCTGGCGAAACAGACGATCTTGTAAGTGCAGTACTATTGAACATACGTATGATGGAAGTACTCAAGGATTGGGATCCACGAGTATACAATACGTTCAGACAATTAGACACAGACCAGGAATACGAGGCTCCTATGCCGATATTCGTAACTGGAGTGTATTAGGATAAATATTAATATGATAAACTTGGACAAAATTGCAGAAGAACTGTTTAACAAGATTAGAGGTCGTTACCCAAAGATTACTATTGGTGACGAAGAAAGTACTATTACAAATGTACCTGAAAAGGCACGTTTCTTTGATTTTGACTTTAGCAACGGTAAAAAAGTTAATGTAACCATTGATGAGAAAGAATTAGTTATACTTTATAACAACGATTTAATCACAGATGCTACAGAATCAGTAAAAAACAACTGGTACGGCTTTATGAAAGAACTAAGACAGTTTGCTAAAAAGAGAATGTTAAATTTTGATACAAGAGATATAACAAAAAGTAACTTAGACAAGAGAGATTACGATTACCTCTCAAAAAACAGACCCGGAGAAAACCAAATGAGTGAATCGAGACTATACGGAACTTCTAAAACAAGTTTCCAAGATGTTGGCAATGCAAAGATCATTGTTAAACATAATGAGGCAGTTGATTTTGAAAATCCTGCAGGAAGAACACAAAGAATTCATAGCATATATGTTGAAAGTGGTGATGGAGAAAGATACAAGTATCCATTCAAACATCTAAACGGTGCAAGAGCAATGGCACAACATGTAAGCGAAGGCGGAAATCAGTACGATTCATTTGGAAAACATATCGTTTCACTCAGCGAAGAACTTTCTAAATTACGTACTTTCAAAACTTACATGAACAGATCAAGTGTAATGGCAGAGGGTCTTGCTGGTTACATGGACATTGTTAATAACAGAATTGACACTGTAAAAGAAACTGTACATAAGTTACAAAGAAATGCTTACTACAAAGAAGCAATGGAAAACTTCCAAGAAACAGTAATGGAAGAAGTACCAGAAGACATAGCAAGTAACTGGATTGATGAATTAACTATTCGTCAGTTTAACGAAGATTTGAAAGGTGTATTTCCTTACATTTACAGTCTTGTTAAAGAAGGAACTAAATCAATTGAATTAGGTCCAGATGATTTATTTGTTGAAGACGAAAAAGAAAAACAAGATAACGGCACAGACAAAATGGACGTTACTGATGCAGACAAGAAATTAAATTCGCCTGCTTACAAAAGAATGAAAGACGGTGATCCACGTTACAATGATAAAACTACTAAAGAAGGTGTTCAAGTAGAAGGTGCAGTTAAAAGAGCATTAGAAGATGATGCTGAAAGCATGAGCAGAGAAGAGTTTATTGAAAAGCATGGCGATGCAGAATTCTTTGACGAATATAATGGTGTTGAAGATGAAGGCATGAATATGGACAGTGATTTTGAAAATCATTTAAATGATGTTGTAGCAAACGCAAAACATGAGCAAGGTCCAACTTCAGAAGTTTCAGACATGGGTATGAACAAATACGGACTTGCGGCAAAACACACAGGCGGTAAGTTTATTTCTTACAAAGATGGTAAAGAAACAGGTACGTTTGATTCTATCGAAGAACTTGAAAAGCATCAAAAAGAATTAATTAAAGACGAGTCAGTACAGTTTGAAGGCAATGCATTTGCACAAGCAGTACAAAAAGCAAAAGCGGCTGGTATGAAAAAAGGTGATAAGTTCAAAACACCAGACGGTGAAGAACACACACTCGAAGATGCTATTGCAATGGCAGGACTTAGATTAGAAGATTTTTGGTCAGCAGATGAACTGATGGCCGAGAAAGAACCCGAAGGCGACATGGACGACATGATGGGCGGTGACGCTGATGATGACGACACTATGGATGTTAAGATTGGACCTGATGGTTCAATTAGCAAAGCAGACGGGGACGCAGAAGAAAAAGGTGAGAAGAAAGAACTTGAATTAGACGAATTCATTAAAGGACATTTTGATTATACAACTAACGCTTTTCCAAAAGGTGAAACAGCAGTTCTTACATCATGTGAGAAAAAGTACGGAGAGCAATCACTTGCACCGGCGGCACTGATCATGAAAGGATTAGTTACTAATCAGGATCCAGAGATGGAAAGAATTAAACATTTAGCAGGTTTGGACGGCTAAGTCACTTTTTTGACAAAGTTTCACTTGACTTTATAAGTAAGTTTGTGTATTATAGTAACTGTACTGCACAATCAAGGCAATACAACTTAAAACAGCCAAAGGCATATATAGGAGGCAACAATGGCAACATTAGCAGAAATAAGAGCTAAACTTAAAGAGCAAGAATCACGCACAAGCGGTGGTTCAAAAAGCGGCGGCGACAACGCAATTTACCCATTTTGGAATTTAAAGGAAGGCGAACAATCTACTGTACGTTTTCTTCCAGATATGGATGACACAAACACTTTCTTTTGGAAAGAGCGTTTGATGATCAAACTACCTTTCGCAGGTATCAAAGGCGAAACAGACTCACGTCCAGTACAAGTACAAATTCCATGTATGGAAATGTACGGCGAGTCATGTGCAATCTTAAACGAAGTTCGAGGTTGGTTTAAAGATCCTACTTTAGAAGATATGGGTCGTAAGTATTGGAAAAAGCGTTCATACGTATTCCAAGGCTTTGTAACCGAAAACGGACTAACAGAAGATGGTACTCCTGAAAATCCAATCAGACGTTTTATTATTGGTCCACAGATTTTTCAACTTATTAAAAGTGCGTTGATGGATCCAGATATGGAAGAACTTCCAACTGATTACACAGCAGGTGTAGACTTTAGAATTATCAAAACTTCTAAAGGTGGTTATGCAGACTATTCAACATCAAATTGGGCACGTAGAGATCGTCCATTAACTGATATTGAAACTGCGGCAGTTGAGAAGAATGGCTTGTACAACTTGTCAGACTTTTTACCTAAGAAGCCTTCAGAGGTTGAGGTTAAAGTAATGCAAGAAATGTTCCAAGCATCTGTAGATGGTGAAGCATATGATGCAGAAAAGTTTGGTCAGTATTTCCGTCCAGCGGGAATGCAGGCAAGAACAGGTGATCCGACTAAGGCGGCAAGTGCAAGTGCAACTGCTGTAAGTCAGAGTGCACCAACTGCACCAGTAGCGGCTCCAGTGGCGGAACCAGTAGCAACTGCTCCAGTAGTAGAAGCAACTGCGGCGGCACCAGTGGCTGAACCAGCAAAAGACAATAGTGCGGAAGACATTTTAGCAATGATCCGTTCACGTCAAAACTAATACGGCTTTATAGTGAGGGGTCCTTGTGGCCCTTCACAATAATCTGAATAAGGAGATACTATGGCTAATAAAGCATTTGACGTTTCCAAGTTTCGTAAAAACTTGACTAAATCGATCACAGGCATGAGTAGTGGTTTTAATGACCCTACGGATTGGATTAGTACAGGAAACTATGCCCTTAACTATCTTATTAGTGGCGACTTTCATAAAGGCGTTCCATTAGGTAAGGTAACTGTATTTGCAGGAGAATCAGGAGCAGGTAAATCATATATCTGTGCAGGTAACATTGTAAAGGCGGCACAAGATCAAGGTATCTTTGTTGTACTAATTGACAGTGAGAACGCACTTGATGAAACTTGGTTACAAGCACTTGATGTAGATACCAGCGAAGATAAACTACTTAAACTTAACATGAGTATGATTGATGACGTTGCTAAAACTATTAGTACGTTTATGATTGACTATAAAGCAATGGACGATGCAGAACGTCCTAAAGTAATGTTTGTAGTTGACAGTTTAGGTATGTTACTAACACCAACAGATGTTGATCAGTTTAACAAGGGTGATATGAAAGGTGACATGGGTAGAAAACCTAAGGCACTTACATCACTTGTACGTAACACTGTTAACATGATTGGTTCGCATAATGTAGGACTTGTATGTACTAACCACACATACGCATCGCAAGATATGTTTGACCCTGATGATAAGATATCAGGTGGACAAGGCTTTATCTATGCATCTTCAATTGTAGTTGCAATGAAAAAATTGAAACTGAAAGAAGACGCAGATGGTAATAAAATTAGCGAAGTACGTGGTATTAGAGCAGGTTGTAAAGTAATGAAAACTCGTTATGCAAAACCGTTCGAAGGTGTACAAGTTAAAATCCCATACGAAACAGGTATGAACCCATATAGTGGTCTTGTTGATTTGTTTGAGAAAAAGAACATGCTAAAGAAAGACGGTAATAGACTTAGATTCGATTCTAAACACGGAGAAGAAGTTAAGGAATATCGTAAGGCATGGGAAGCAGGTGGTCCATTACTTGACAGAGTCATGATGGAGTTCAGTGAAGTATCCGATGAGGTAATTACAACTGAAGAGGAAGAAATTCCAGAAGCAACCGAAACAGTCACAGAGGAATAAATTATATGAGTATGGATAGTTCACAAATCGTAGACACCTGGAATCTTTTTAAAGAGCATACAGATAAAAAACAAGTAGAAACATTAGCCGAAAGGTTTGTTGATTTACTTGCTGATTATGGTGTAGGTGATGACCAATTAAAAGAATCTTTAGGTACTGATGATCATCTTGATGCGGCAATTAATTATTATCTTGATATTGATGATGAGTTGACTGCGGACGATGACGATTGGGATTAAACATGTGGTATAGCCAAATATCAAAAGATATTAGTAAAATACCTGAGGCGTTAGATTATTATAACGATCAGTTATTACAGGCAAAAAAAGAGATCCGTATTTTCGGAAGTCTTGAGAAGGCCGCGGCAGAGATGCCCGGCCTTGTCGAACAACGTTTCAATCAGTTACAAGAACTTGAAGCAATTTTAGAATATCTTAATATAGAACTACGCAGATTACGTAGCACATTTTTTAAGAAGTATCTTGAAAATTATCAACGATCATTAAGCAGTAGGGACTGTGAAAAGTATGTTGACGGTGAAGCAGATGTAGTTGATATGGAAAAGATTATTAACGAATTTGCATTAATGCGTAACAAATGGTTAGGCATTACTAAAGGCTTAGACCAGAAGCAATGGCAAATTACTAATATTGTTAAGTTAAGAGTGGCTGGTATGGAAGATGCAACAATTTAAACCCAAGTTTCAAATTCCAAAAAGATCACTTGAATTACGCGGACAATTATTTCCATACCTTATTGATAACTTTGACACAAAAATTATTGAATCAAAAGATCAAATCGAACAAGATAGAATTTTAACATTTAGTCACCCATTTTGCGATTGGGTATTTGATGCATTACAAAACAACAAAGAATTAAATTTCTTCCATTTAGATAACGGTTATATAGGCAATTGGAATTACAAACGCCCTATGTATTATCGTATTAGTTATAATTCCCTACAAAACACTAAACCAGGACCTATTAAAAAAAGTAGAATACACACACTTGAATTAGACGATCGTTATCAAGATTGGAATGACAAGGGTGAGTACAACCTATTAGTGATGCCACGTAACACTAATATCTTTAAATACTTAGGACAAGATTACGACGAATGGCGTGAACAAACTATTGCACATTATCAAAATTTAGATGTGCCATTAGTAATAAGAGAGAAGACAGGTAAACGTAGACACAGGTTTGCTGAAATAATACCAATGATGCATAAGGCTAAAAAGGTTATTACGTATCATAGTATGGCAGTTGTTGAAGCATTGTGTTTAGGCAAACCAATTGAAGTATTAGGACAAAGTGCAGTTGAACATTGGCAAGGACAGTTTGGATTTGATAGAACACCTATGCTTGAACACATTGCACACAGTCAATTTAGTAGAGAAGAATATGAAAATGGAACTGCATGGGAAGTAACATTTAATTATCAGGTAGCAAATGGATTATAAAGCAAAGATTATATGTTTACAGGACAACGCTCACAGTGTACAAATGGCCGCTGAGTGTGTTGCACAAGCAAACAAGTTTGGAATTAAAGTAGAACAGTTCAATGCTGTCAACGGCAATGACTTTAACATTGCCTGTGCAAAGTACGGTATTACATCTATAAGCAAAGTTAAAAAAGGACGTTTAGGAGTGCTTGGTTGCTTTCTAAGTCATTACGGACTATGGAAAGAATGTGTTGAAAGTAATACACCTTATCTTATTCTTGAACACGACGGATACTTTATTAGACCATTGCCAGAAGATATACTTACAAAATTTAAGCACGTATGTAAATTAGATCAGTATGATCCTTACAGTGGTGCATACAATAACGCAGTTGAACAAAGCATGAAAGAAGATATTGTAGTAGGACCATATCATAACATACATGCAAAAGGTAAACGTACTCTAAAGTATGTAGGTAATTATTTTAGAGGTGCTTGGAGTTACATTATTAAACCAGAAGCCGCACAAAAATTGTTAGACTTTGTTGCTGAACACGGTTATGTTGTAGCGGCTGATCAACAAATTGGGTCTAAGTTATTAGAACTATCATCAACAAATGTACCAGTGGCACGACTACACCCATTCTACTCTATTGGTATAAACATAAACTCAGAAAGTTTAACACAGCATTTAGGAGCAAAGAGTGAGCAAAAAAAATAAAAATTTAGTAAAAAGAGATAATTGGTTTGATGACTATCATGAAATACCACAGTTGGGTATTAAAGGTAAACGTGATCTTAACAGTAGAATTGCTTACTATGATCCAGACGATTTCAAAGATGCTACTGTAGTTGACTTAGGGTGCAACATGGGACAGATGAGTTTTCAAGCATCGACTTGGGGTGCAAAAAATGTTATGGGTATTGAATATGATGCTAATGCAGTAAACAATGCAAATCAAATTAAAGATCAATTAGATATTGAAAATGTACAATTTGTTGTAGATGATTTAGACAGTAATTTTCTTTGGACAAGCATAGACAACTTTGATGTTGTTATGTTTCTTGCAGTTATTGATACTATTGAACTTGAAAATAGATACGGAATTTTAAGCAAAGCATGTCGCAAAACTAACAAAGTTATGTATTTTGAAGGGCATGGTAAACAAACATACAACAAGTATATGCAAAATCTTGTTGAATATACAGACTTCACAGAAATCAAATATATGGGTAACACACCTGTAAGCAGGCCTTTCTTTAGATGTACAAGAGAAAAGATGAAGATTGACGATGCTATACAGGCTATTGTTAATAGCAAATATGATAAAATTGCAGTAGTAGGAAAATCATTTTCAGGAAAAACTTATATTAGAAAGCATTTACAACAGTTAGAACATAAGTTTACTCTTGTAGACGACTTGCTACTTGATCCTATTAAGGGCCAAGAAAACACAAGAATTGATGTAGCGGACTTAAATAATATTGACAAGTTTGTGCTTTTTGATTACAGAGGTTTGGAATATTATCCAGATGTTGATGTAGTGTTTTTTGTAACGCCAAGTATGGAGTTAATTGGGCAAACACGTAAAGAAGTAAAGAAGAATAATAAATCAAAGCCTTTGATTACACCTTCGATCAAAAGTTTTGCAAATGTAAAAGAAGTGTATACTGTAGAGAGAAACAATGAGAATTAAAAGTGCAAAGAAATTCGGAAAAAACTTCCATTATAGATGGAGCACACATCAACCAGTAGTTAGAGCAATGGTTGAATTAATTAACCCCGAACTAATACTTGAATTAGGAGTAGGACGTTATTCAACACCTTTATTTGTTAAATTTCCTGCACAAAAGATTATTCATGTTGAAAGCGAACAAGGTTGGTTAGACTTAGTTAAGAAAGAAAATGCAGACGGTATTACAAGCAAGAGTGAATTTAGACATCACGATATTGCTCCACTTGGTATTGAAAGCATTAAAATTTTACCAAGCCAACTTAACGAATCACAGAAAAGTGCTATTGACAATTACTATCAATCACTTGCAACTGAAATAGAAATAATGCCATACAAGTCAAGTTTAATTTTTACAGACGGCTTTGCTTCTTGTAGAAAATCAACAGTTGATTGTTTAACAGGTGTAACTGATGTTATGATATTTTATGATGCAGAAAAACCTGAAGAATATGGTTATGACAAACTTGAACCCAAGTTGTACGAAACACATGACGAGTATTTGCTAAAAACTGCAACTTCGTGGACAGGGTTTATGATTAAAAAAGACATCGCAACTGAAGAAAGAATTAATGAAGTAATTAACAAGTACGTTGATATCTATATTGCAGAATTAGGAATAGACAGAAAAGGTTTTGAATTAGTTAAAAAATGAAACAACAACTTGTTAAACATATTATAGAAAACTTCACTGACCCATACGAATTACAAAAGACATATCGTAGTCATCCAAGTTATAGTTTACTAACACTTGAGGATTTTGTTCCTAAGCATATTGTTAGTGCAATGGCTAAAGAGTTAGACAATGTTCCACTTGAAGATTGTAAACATTTTACACGAGCAGGTTCGTGTATGTACGAGTATAATGACGTTACAAAAACGCCTGTACAAGATGCAGTTATTGATGCACTACACAGTTCTACATTTATTAAATGGTTACAAGAAGTTACTGATACTGTTGACCTCATACCTGATCCTCACTTAATTGGTGCAGGATATGTAAAGTCACTAACAGGTGATAGTTTAAAAGTACACTGTGATTTCAATTGGAACGAGCAAATACGATTGCATCGTATGTTAAGTTTAGTAATATATCTTAATGATGATTGGAAAGAAGAATGGGGCGGACAGTTACAGTTCTATGATAGAGAAAGACAAACTGTACACAGTAAAGTTCCTGTTGGTAATGGTAATGCTGTTATATGGAGTTATGATAACTTTGCATTTCACGGATATCCAAATCCAATGACAAATCCAAAAAATACAAGTAGAAAAGCATTACGTTTGTTTTATTATGTTAGTAATGCTAAACATGATGATAAACACCCACCACACAGAAGCCTGTACTGGTTTGATGATAAAGAAAAGGTACCTTACGATAAGCCATGGACCAAATAAGATTAGACATACCCGACCTACCATATAAGAATGTTCTTTGGGAAAACAAAGACAATGTAACTGATGAAGGTAGAGCAACTGCTTTTGAATCACAAAATAAAAAATATCATCTTGCAGGTTACACAGCAGAGAATACAAAATACAAACAAGCATTTCCTGAAACTTATAATTTTATAAACTTTAGTAAGACGTTGTTTGATAGATGCACAATAGCATTAATGCAACAAGCACCAGGACAAGTTTTACCAGAACATGTTGATACATTTTACATGTTTGCCAAGCATAACAATGTTCACCCTGATGGGTGTATCCGTGTTAATATATTCCTTGAGGATTGGCAAAGTGGACATTACTTTGAAATAAACAAGACTCCTATTACAAATTGGAAACGTGGAGATGCTGTTATTATCGAAAAAAATGAACCACATCTAAGTTCTAATAGTGGAATGTCGCCTAAGTACACAATGCAAGTAACTGGAGTAAAGAATGAATTTAAGAGGCGCTAAACCTGTAACAGATAATGCAATTAAGAAGTTTATTACAGGACTTAACCCTGTAAGTGATTTATATAATGAAGAATTACCATCAACATTTACTAAAGCATTTATGGATTGGATTAGTGCAAGTGGTAACAATACATTATCAGGTCTTGATTTATTTCCAAGTCAAAAGTTAGTTTGTGGAACTGTACAAGCATTTGATCACTTTTATTTTAGACACAAAACAAGACGCTTTAGATTTTTCAGAGGCGAATTTATGTATCACAGTGCATGTTTGAAACATGGTTGTGATTGGGAATACATTGAAGACGAACCACTTGATCATGATGACGTATTAATCATAAGTGTACCTTTTAGCGACCATGGTAAACAGCATGTTGACATGGAGTACTACTTAGACCAATGTAATACTTTAGAAATTCCTGTGCTACTTGACTTTGCATATTACCCTTGTACAAAAAATATTAACGTAGATTTAGCACAATGGAAATGTGTACAAACTATTACGTTTAGTATTAGTAAAGCATTTTATGGTGCTGAGTTTTTACGTGTAGGAGTACGTTGCGAACGTATAGACACTGATGACGGTATTGATGTGTTTAACTCAGTAGAAATGAATAACAGAATTGACATAAGTATTGCATATAGCCTGATACAAAAGTTTTCAGTTGATTGGAATTGGCAACAATATACAAGTGCTTACAACCAAGCAATTGAAGATAAAAACTTGTTACCAACAGACTGTATTATGTTTGGAATCGGAGACGATAAGTGGAAAGATTACAACAGAGGCAGTCAGTTAAACAGAGTTTGTATTAGCGAATTAATTGGTGACATAGTTAATGGCAAATGAATTTGTAATTAAGACAGACGGTAAATTAGAAACATACACAGAGTTTGATTCTATACCAAACGAGTTTGATCATATAATTAAGTTTGCACCAGAAGTTCCAGAGCCACCACACTCTGATGAACAACATAAGGAAATAGAATCTTGGAACACAAAGTTACAAGAATTAATAAAGAGGGAGAAATCATATGCCAGCAGTAACAAGAATAGGTGATGCGGACGTTGCTCACTGTAGCGGAATGACACGGGCAGTAGGCTCTGGTAATGTATTTGCTAACAACATTCCTGTTTCAAGACAGGGCGACGACAACACAGGGCACTTACTTCCGGGTGTACCTTGTCCATCACACTCTGCACCAATAGCAGTAGGATCAACAACAGTATTCACAAATAGCGTAGGCACAGGCAGAATCGGCGATGCTATATCAGGTTGCACAAGTGTAGCGGCTGGCAGTCCTAACGTTTTCGCAGGCGGATAAACCAAACCACTTCTGGCACTAAATCTTAGGTTAGGCATTTAAATATGACTACTAACCAAGGAGATTAATATGACAGTAGTAAGCAGTCACAACGACTGGGATCCATTAGAAGAATGTTTTGTAGGTATTGCGGACCACGCAAGAATACCAACAGTAGATAAATCAACACATAGTTTTGGCTTTGCAGATTGCAAATACGAACACATCAAAGACTTAGAAGGACCAAGTCCTAAGTGGGTAATTGACGAAGCAAATGAAGATCTTGACGGTCTTGCTAAACTTTTAACTAACCTTGGAGTTAAAGTTAGACGACCTGAATCAATTGATCACAGCGTAGAATTTGGATCTCCAGATTGGAAAACTACAGGCTGGTACACATACTGTCCACGAGATTTATTATTGCCACTTAACAATGTTATTATTGATTGTCCGGGTGCAATGAGAGCAAGACAATACGAAACTACAGCATACAGAGAATTTTTATACGAAGCAATGGCTGGCGGTTCACAATGGATTAGTGCGCCTCGTCCAAAACTACTTGATGACATTTATCAACTTGAAGACCTAAGTATTCCTACTCTTAAAAATAATGAGATTGTATTTGATGCACCTAATGTTGTGCGTCTTGGTAAAGACTTATTATATCAAGTTAGTAACTCAGGTACATTGCTTGGTGGACAATGGTTAAAAACTATATTAGAACCATTAGGATATAAAATTCATCTTGCTGAAAAGTTTTATAGTTATTCACATTTTGACAGTACTGTAATTCCTTTACGTCCTGGACTTGTGTTGTTTAACGGAGATAGAATTAACAAAGACTGGTACCCACCTATCTTTAAAGACTGGGATAAGATTTTCTTCCCAGGTGATAAGGTACATGATATTGGTACTAACTTGCCGAACAACGTTTCGCCATGCAGTAAGTATATTGGTCTGAACTTTATGAGTGTTAATGAGAAACTTGTAATTTGTGACGAGAATCAAGAACCATTGCGTAAAGAATTAGATAAATGGGGAATTGAATCAATAGCATTACCAATGCGTCAAGCACGTACATTGAGTGGTGGTTTCCATTGTGTTACTTTAGATACGAAACGTAAAGGCACATTGGAAAGTTACTTTGAGTAAACGCGGTTATCATATACCAAATCTTGAATACATGATCACGACAAGTTGTGATCTGGCATGTCCAGGTTGCGATAGGTTCATTGATCACAACTTACCTTTTGTAGAATCATTTGATAACATTGTTAGTAATATGGAAGCATGGGGCAAACGTCTTGACCCGGACCATGTTACTATCATTGGTGGTGAACCGTTATTACATCCACGCATATACGATATACTAAAAGAAGCAAGACGCATATTTGATCATGCAGTCATTGAAGTTTATACTAACGGATTCTTGTTACCCAAGCGTCCGGATATACTAAAGGTCCTTAAGAAAATAGGCAGAGCAAAAATTAGTTGTAGTTTACATAATAAAAATCCTAAGGTTAGAGAACTTATTGAAACTAATTTATGGAATGCTTTTTACAGCAAAGGCAACTGGAGTATGGTTAGTAATATTGCACACAAGCAAGACGATGTTGAAGTAGAAGTTACTGATCCTACAGTAGGTGGCTGGTATGATTATAGGCAAACAATCAACGGCAAACTAAAACCATGGACTGACAAAGACCCTGAAGCAAGTTATAAAGCATGTGGTGTAAACATATATCCTATAATATACAAAGGACAGTTATACAAGTGTCCGCCTATTAGTATGGTACGTACATACTTAGGCAAAGCACAACAACTTGATGATGTTGATTGGAAACCATATGTAGATTACCAAGGACTTAACATTGATGTACAAGAAAGTGAACTTGAAGAATTTGTCAAAAATATTTTCAAGCCACATAGTATTTGTGCAATGTGTCCTGCTAATCCAAAACTAAAACCACAAGACGAAGCAGTGGTTAAGAATGTAAAATTGATATGAAAAAAATACCTTTAATTACTATGGACAGTAACTCCAGAAGTCTCGGTACGTTTATTGAGAACTTCAAGGGTATTATTGATTTTGAAGGACATAATGATAAAGTACTCGAGGACCAAGATAAACTTGTAGTATTCTTTGAATATGTAGGAGACAATGATTACACATTTGAAACATTTACTAACTTTTTTAAAACGTATAAAATACCAACCTTTCTTGTTATAGATGACTCATACGAAGGACTTACAGACGATGCATTTCTTGCATTAGTAAAACAAACAGTATTAGATAATCCGTATATTATAGATTGGGTAATATTAACAAACAATAAGTTGTTAAACACACCTAATAAAATTTACTTTAATGTACAAGTACACTTAGATAGGTATGACGGCATTGACATACGTAATCATCTTAACAAAGACTGGAATGGCAATAGTAATTTACGTAAGAAAAAGTTTTTATGTTTAAACAGACAAGAACGGTTGCATAGGCTATTAGTTACAAACTATTTGTTACAAAATGGTATTGCAGATCACACATTTTTAAGTTGTCCACTTGGCAACTACAAACATGTACTCGAAGGAAATTTACAACAACAAGAACATAGAAAATACCTTGATGTTAGTTTACACAATGTACAACTTCAAGATAGCGTTGTACAAACATTAAAAGAAAACTTGCCTATTGAATTAGATTTAAATGAAGTTACATACAAATCAATGTCAAGAAGTTTACCAAGTGCAGACACATATTACAGTGAAAGTTATTTTAGTATTATTACTGAAGGTGATTTTTACGATCAGGATAGACAAGCATTTACAGAAAAAGTTCTAAAATGTTTTTTATACAAACATCCGTTTATTATTGTTGGTCTTAAAGATACACTTAAATTATTACGTGATATGGGTTTTATGACGTTTAATGAAATTATTGACGAACGTTATGATAGTATTAAAGACGCATCTCTTAGATTAGACAGTGCAATGGAACAAGTTAAAAAATTAAATGAATTAAACATTCACGAAGTACGTGACTTGTATAATAGTTTAACTCCTGTTCTTGATTACAACAGAGAACATTATCTACGATTGTTTAAAGAAAAGCAACCAGTTGAATTGCTACACAAGATTAATTCTTTTGTAAATGATTAATAATAAAATCTTTATTAGGTAAATTTAATTCTTTTGCATTATTAATAATTTGATTCTTTGCGTTTAAATCAAGTTCTTTAATGTCTAAATCAAATGGATATGTTAACACGTTAATATACCAACGTGCTTCGAATCTTGTACAGAAGTCGTGTAAGTCCTTTAGCCCCATGTGATTGTTTTTGTGTAGTACAGAATTAAATTCTAATACGTACATATTATTGTACACCCAGTCAATAAACTTAACTACATCAGGCCATTTAGTTCCGCTACGTACACGTTCTCCAAGTTCACCTATACCGTCAATACTTAATATAAAAGTTACTTTCTTATAATGCTGTAGTTCTTCAACAACTTCATCGTTGGGTATAAACGTTCCGTTAGTATTGTATATGACTTCAACTTTGTTTTTGTTTTTTACTTGACGTAACAGTTTCAAATGTCTGTTAGTAATTAACGGTTCGCCTCCAAGAAACAATATCTTTTCAAGTGCCTCTGGTACATTTGTAACCTCATCAATTTCCATCAACTTGTGTTTCGGTGCACCATAAATTTCTTTTTCTTTTACAATCCAACTTGTACTGAATTCTGAATTACAACCATCACAAGTTAAATTACACAAGTTATCAAAACCAATTTCAAGAAACTTTAGTTCAACTTTGTCCATTGTGTATTTCTCGTTGAACTCCTCACGTAAACTTTTGTGTCCTATCTTTTCTTCATAGAAACACTTTTCACAACCTTTGATAAACTCGCCTTTGGCACTTTGCTCACGTAAGTCCTTGTATGCATCGCTGTGTAATACGTTATCAACATCTCCATCAAATGTATCAATAGAGCGTTTGAATCGACAACAGGGATAGACTCTATTGCCACTTCGTATATTAGTATGGTTCCAAAATGCACTACACTTCATAGTATGGTATCCAATGTTTATCTAAATCATTTTTTAGACATTTGGTTGCTAATTCTAACACACTTGTATAATCAATTTCTACTTTTGGTTCATTTCTAAACGGATCAAATACAAATCTGTTATCCTTATTTACTATGTCAATCTCATTAGTATGTATGTTGATAAACATAGGTATACTGGCGTCTAAGACGCATTTTAAAGCGTCTACAGTACACAAAGCATAGTCTACACGAGCAACAGCATACTCTAATGATTCAGGGGTATATACAGGCATTTTAACCACGTTTACACGTTCCAATAACCATTGTTCTATATGTGTATCTAATGTAGAATCTCCTAACGGTAGCAATAGAACATTACTGAACTTATTTTGATTTGAGTTCTTGATTAGTTCTAATACTTGTTCGTCGGTCATTTTTTGATTATTTCGAGATCGAAAGTAATAATGTCTAACGGCTTCTCGCTTATATTAGGAGTTGTACTTAGGTCAAGATAGCCTGGAATAAAATACATTTCTCCTTCTGGCATTGGCAAGAATGTTTGCCAACTGTTATATGCATTTTTATTCTCTACTGGAATTTTACTAAAGTAGTATTCGCTTACAGGATTGTCTACTACAAGTCCACCACTTTTTGGATCACTGGTTACAAAGTACATGCCTGAATAGAAACTATCTGTCTTTTTAGTCTTAGTTAGGCACCCGCCCGGCATTACTGTTTGAACGTATGCTCTGGTAATAGCAATGTGTTGTCCTTGTTTAACTTCAAACTTCTCAGAAATCTCTTTAACAAATGTCTTAACATCTTCACTTTCGCTGATGTGTTTGAACGCATTATTAGTATGAAAGTTATCCTTGCTCTGCCAAGTATTAATATGTTGTATATTTGTATTATTGGTTTGCTTTTGGTAATCTTCAACAATTCTATCAAATAATTTTTTGACGTCTTTGTGCTTTGAAAATGTAACTCTACTGATGCTGTTTACAAATAAATTTAAAGTGTCCATGCAATTACTTATTGAGCAACCACGATTAAACAAAGTTATCTGGCACTAAATTAAATACAACTATGAAGTATGTATTAGTTACAGGTGGCTTTGATCCACTACACTCAGGTCATTTAGCGTACTTTAAAGCGGCAAGGAAACTTGGTGACAAACTGGTAGTTGGACTAAACAGCGATGAGTGGTTGACAGAAAAGAAAGGTCAACCCTTTATGCCATTTGCAGAACGCCTTGCTATCATAAGCGAACTTGAATGTGTTGACAGCGTATTAAGTTTTGATGACAGCGATGGTACAGCATGTGGAGCAATATTCAAACTAATGGCTACTACTACAGGTGAGTATGTATTTGCTAACGGCGGCGATAGGGTTGATGGCAACGTACCTGAGTATGCTACATATGGTGACAAAATAGAATTTGCATATGGGGTAGGTGGTACAGACAAAATAAATTCAAGTAGTTGGATTTTAGAAGAATATAAAAATCCTAAAACAGTTCGTAGTTGGGGTTGGTATAGAGTACTTGACAACAAACCAGGTTATAAAGTTAAAGAACTTGTTATCGAGCCTGGTAAGAGTCTGTCAATGCAAAGACATAGACATAGATCAGAAAACTGGTATGTGTTAAAAGGTACCTGTGTTATTCAGACTAACTATAACAACAGAGACGAAAAAGTAACAGTAGATACAAATCGTTCTTATACGATAAATCAAAATGTATGGCACAAGGGTATTAACAACACACAAGAATATTGCCATATACTTGAGGTACAGTTTGGCGAACATTGTATTGAACAAGATATAGAAAGAAAAGAAGAATGAAAATTTTTGTAGGATACGATACCAGAGAAGACATTGCTTACCAAGTATGTAAGCACAGCATTGAATCACTATGCCCAACAGCAGAAGTAATTCCTTTAAAGCAAAACGAGTTAAGGAATGACAAGTTGTATTGGAGAGGTGAAGACAAACTTGCTTCAACAGAATTTACATTTACACGTTTCCTTATCCCACACTTAATGAATTACAATGGCTGGGCATTGTTTATTGATAGCGACATTGTGTTTACAGAAAATGTAAAAAACTTATTTGATCTTGCAGACGACAAGTATGCTGTTATGTGTGCCCAACACGATTATACACCCAAGCCTGGAACAAAGATGGACGGACAAGTACAAACACAATACCCACGTAAGAACTGGTCAAGTGTTGTGTTATGGAATTGTGGACACCCAAGTAATCAAGCAGTAACAATTGACAGTGTAAACAATCCTAACTACGATGGAAAATACTTTCACAGATTTAGTTGGCTCAAGGACGAAGAAGTAGGACAAATCAGTCACGAATGGAACTGGCTTGTTGACTGGTACCAAGAACCTGAAGACGGAACCCCAAGAGCATTACACTACACAGAAGGCGGTCCTTGGTTTGAAAATTACAGACACTGCGACTATGGTGATGTTTGGAAAAAATATCTAACAGATATGATGTACACAAATGACGATACAGGAAAAAATTAAAGACTGGGCATTCGGTCAGTTATCAAATGTGAGTGAACAGTTTAATAATCTATCTCCATGTCCATACGCAAAAGCAACTTTTGTAAATGATAAAATATCATTTGTAGAATCAGACCATAAAGATTTTTTAGATACAGTTACGCAAGAGATAGAAAAGTTTGACGGAACTAAAGACGTTGTTATTGTGTATTCTGTACACAATCCATTTGGCTTAGACTATCTTGAAGGAACTATTGAAGGCTTAAATTTTATGTTGAACAAGCGTGGCAAAGACATTTGGCTTTTAGGATTTCATGATGAATGGACAATGATATTCATACAAAAGATTACAAAACTTGATGATGCCAGTATCGAGTTAGAAAAGAAAGGTTACTACAATAACTATAATAAAGAACAATATTACCACTACGTAAGTAAACGAAGGAAATTAAGAAATAGATATGATGCTGAATAAAAGACCAAAATGTTTTGTAACAGATACTACTGATGAAATTGTTAAATGTCTAACAGAATCTTTTTCTGTTATAGAACCCACAGGACATAAAGTTCTTTTAAACGATTCCTCAGACACTCCTCTTGTTATTAGGGGTATGACTGAACGTAAGGTTATACAAGTAGCAGAAAAACAAAACCGTGATTATTTTTATATTGATACAGGGTATATGGGCAATCTACATAAGCGTAAAGATTTTCATCGTGTAGTTAAGAACAACGTGCAACATATGAAGCCACGCTACGATCTTCCAGATGATAGATTTAAGCAGATACCACTGTCAATGAGTAGTATTAGATTTAGAGGTTGGCGCAGAGCTGACGGCCCTATTCTTGTTGTTACTCCATCAGCAAAGCCTTGTAACTTTTATAACATTGATAGAGATACTTGGGTAGAAGAAACATTATCAGAGATTAAAAAATATACTGATAGAGAAATTATTATTAGAGATAAAGGGTTACGTAGAGAACGTGTAGGTGACTTTAGTGTACCTATGCAACTTGTGAATGACAATATACATTGTGTTGTAACATACAATAGTATTGCGGCAACCGAAGCAATTAGTACAGGAGTTCCTGCGGTAGCACTTGCTCCAGGTGCGGCTGATGAGTTATGTACAAAGACGATTGCTGAAGTAGAAAGTCCTTATTATCCAGACGAAGAAAAAGTTTTACAGTGGCAAAATTGGTTAGCATATTGTAACTACACGACAACAGAACTGCGTAACGGCAGGGCATTAGATATTGTAGAGGAGTTTAATCTGTGTTAACAGTTGCATCATACATGAAAGTAATTCCGCCTGGGAATTCAAATCCAGAAAAACCAGCACTACTTAAAAATTTTATTCAAGGTGTAAATCTTGTAGGAGATAGAGGATTAATTGTCGACTCTTATCATCCTATAGACACAGACGTTGCAGTGATACAAGGCTTTGTACATGCTAACAGTAAACAAACACCACACTTAAAATTACGTAGACAAGTTTATGACAATCAATTAAAACGTGGAAAGCGTTGTATTATTGTTGACAGTAATTTGTTTCTTGCATTTGATAAAAACAACAGTAACACATATCTCCGCTACAGTTATGATGGTATATTTGCCAACACAGGCGAGTACTGTAACGCCCCAGAACATGTTGACAAAGTGCGTTGGCAGAAAATGAAAAACCAATTAAAGATAGAAGTTAAGCCTTGGAGAATACAAAACAGTGGACATATTTTAGTTTGTTGCCAACGTAATAACGGTTGGAGTATGCAGGGACAAAATGTATTGCAATGGTTACGACAAACAGTTGAACGTATTAGAGAACATATAGATGCTCCTATTATTGTAAGATTTCATCCAGGTGACAAGCACAAAGATACGTATGAGCCACAGATACGAGATCTAAATGTTAGCGTTAGTCATAGTAAATCTATATTTGATGATTTACAAGGAGCAAGAATATGTGTTGGACATAATAGTAGTCCAACTATCATTGCCGCTAT